CAGTTGCCGTCACCGTCGCACAGGGTGCAGGTATAGCTCAGGTCGAGCGCGAGCATGTAGACCTCGCCGCCCTCGCACGCGGGATTCGGGCAGAGCACCTTCGCCTCGACGTACTCCGGATCACGCGGGTCCTTGACATGCCGCGACCAGTGGACGTGGATCACGAGGGCACCCCGAACTTCTCGCGGGCGTCCGCGCAGAGGTCGATCAGCCCATCGGTTAACGACTCCATGCTGGTCAGCCCGCTGCTCTCGACCTCGGTGCATGGCACATCTTGTTTCTGCATCCAGTCGATCACCTCGCCGGGCGACGCATGGGCGTCGCCGAGGTAAGAGGAGATCGTCTCACGGAGGCCCGCTAGCTCCTCGCGGGTGATATCGAAAAACGAACAACTATCGCCCCACTGCACCGTGACTTCGAGGACCAGACCGCAGCCGTCATCCCCCCAGATGCGACTCAGGTAGGGGCGTCTATCCCGTCCCGCGAACCTCCGCTCCGCGTCGCCCAACGGTGGGTTCTGGATGGTCATGGAGGCCATCAGGCAGCCTCTATCATGTCGGCGAAGTGGGCCTGAATATCAGCGGTACGGTCGCGCGCTTCGAGCCACTCGAGTGCCTCCGCGCGCGTCAGCGGGCAGAGGCCGCTCCCGCCCGTGAAGGAGTTCTCCCCCACGCTCTGCGCCCACCGTGACATCGGGCCGCCACTGCCTGACAGGAACCAGCGTCCTTTGGCCGTACGGTAGAGGGTCTCTTCGACGTGGTGGAAGTCTTCCGCGAAGCCCGTCCGGTAGGCCTCCCCCACGGCCTCCGCCGTCGCCGTGTCGTAGCACTTGCCATCGATGACTCGTTGTGCCATCTGTCTCTCTCCTTCTGTGGCCTGCCTTGTTCAAGCGGTTGGCGGCCAGTCCAACCACGACGCCCCTCGTGGGGCGTTTCGGCTAGTAGTAGGCGACGAATTCGCCGTCCTCGTCGTGCATCGCGATCAGCGAGAACGTGTCGTTGAGGTCGTGCCGCACCGTGTAGGTCCAGCCACATTCGTCGGCGGCCTGAAGATCGGCGGCCACAGCGTCAACCTTGTCGGCAAAGTATCCGTGGTGGCTGGTGGAGATCGTTTCCATCTGTCTCTCTCCTTTCCTTACTACCCGTCTATACTACCTGAAGGATTACGGTGTGTCGAGGCGCGGGCTAGCTGCCTTCTCCCGCTGGCCGCGTTTCCTGACACGTTCAGCGGTTCCGTCCTCTCGGCATGTCCTGCAGTAATTCCGTCGCTGCGGTTGGGGCTTACGAACGTCCCGTTCATACTGATTGCTGCACCCATCGCACACATATTGGCCGCTCGACATGCGGTCCAGCACTTCCGTATATGCGGCGATGATCCGTTGCCGTCGCGCCATCGTGAGGTCATTCCGGCAAGCGTTCTGATTCTCGGGCGGAAGCCAGTCGCTGATAGCGGAAAGCAGCTCAGTCCATTCACGGCCCTGCGCCCGGTCACCGTCGGCGGTTTCCTGCGCGTCGGTCTTCGTCATCTGCTCTCTCCTCTGCCATGTCCGACCGGCTAGCCCGGCCAGTCGAGCGCCCAAGGGCGACTCAGGCGCTCGGCTGGAGGGGTCAGCCGTAGCCGAACGTGACCTGCTTCATTGATGTCAGCAGCCCCGTCGTCTCCTCGAAGACGCCCTGCAACATGTCGCAGAAGACCCCGGAGGTTTCCGAAGTCCACTCGCCCCACGCCTTCCCGAATCGAACCGTATATGTGTCGCTGGCATCCAGCACGATCTCGCAGACGTTGTACTTGCGCGAACCTTTGAACCGGAACCGGAGCGAGTTCTCGCCCATCTCGAACTCGGTGGCGCGGAGCATCATTCGGAGCATTCCGGCCCCACCGAGTTGGTCAATCGTCTGCTGGTGAATCATCAACGGCATTCGAATCTCTCCTCTTTATCGCCCTAGGAAATCCTCTAGCTCCCCAACTGTGCGTAGTGCGTCGGTCAGCAGCGCCTTCAAAGCCTCGGCCTCTAGCGTCATCGTGAAGTCGTCGCCGAAGTCGCCGAAGCTAACCCGTACCGGGGCTTTGTAGTTCTTCCCGAGCATCGTGGGGAGGCTAAGCGTCTCAATCGTGATCTCGTGGCGGATCGTGCTCTTGTCGATGTCCTCGTAGGACAATTCCTCGCTTACGTGTCCCGTGAAGTCGTCGAGCTGCATCTGTCTCTCTCCTATCCTTTGTGCCCTTGTCAAATCGACAGGGGCAGGTGGGGGGGGCTAATCGCTAAGCTTGTCGTAGCAATCTGGGCAAGCCGGGCCGAGGGAGGCGCTCATCTCCGCAGGCGCGCCGCAGTTCATGCACGCTTGCCGTCCGTCTGATCGTGCGGCGTTCGGGTTTGGCGCGCAGCGAACGTGACCCCACCGGCCCTCGGCGTTGGTGATCTCCTCACCCACGCGAATGTCTGCTGCGCATCTCGGGCACTGGCCAGCGTATCGGGCGATCATCTGCTCTCTCCTGCTTCTTACTACACGTTATACTACGCGAAGGACTACTGTGTGTCAAATCGACAGGGGCACAGGTGTGGGGCAGCTGAAACAGGACAACCCCCTCGCGGGAAGGAGAGAGCCAAAACCACGAGGGGGGTCGTCCAGAAAGGCGGGACCTACGCTTGGGCAGCGTGCCCCGAAAGAAGTATAGCTGCAATCGGCGGGGATGTAGCTACACCGATCAGCGATCAGCCGACCGGCTGGACCCCCCAGCCGCACAGCGCGAGTACCCACGCGAGCACAACGACGATAACCGCTAGCCCGACGCGCTCCTCATCGGTCAGGCCGAACCGCCATCGTTAGGGCCACCGATGCGACCGGCTAGGACGTCCTGCTGGAGCACCAGCAGCGCGCGGAACACCCCCACCGATCCACTCCAGCGGATCGGGCGGCTAGGCTCGACACGCCTCATACGGTGGTCGCTGTCGTCGCACAGCGCGGAGGGCATAGGTCACGACCAGCAGCGCAACGATGATGGCGGCGGCGCTAGCTCTTGCCGCCATTGCCGCCATGGTCGGCGATGCCCTGCCCCAGCACGTATGCCGACACGATGATCATGAGATTCCGCCCGATGGCCTCGGCCTGCTCCGGGGCGAGCCACACGGCCAGAAGTTGCACGACAGCCCCCGTGACAGCAGCCCATAGCTTCCGGCTCCGGAGTCGCGGTGGGACCGATGGAATACTCATCAGATTCGCCCCTTCCATTTTGCGTTCGCTGCGGCGAGCCGGTCCCGATCCTCTGGCAGCACGCCTGTACCGGCCCGATTCAGCGCCCTGATTGTAAACCCGAGGTCTGCCATGGCGTCCAACATCTTGGCGTAGTCCGACGGCTGCTCTGCGTCACGGAGCGCATCTACGAGCAGCGGGCCGATATCGAACGTCGCGCCCGTGCTTATGCGCCGGGCCTCCACATGGAGATGCGGCCCGGTGCTGTTACCGCTCGTGCCCGAGAGCATCAGCGGCGTCCCGGCCTCGACCCACTCGCCATCCGGTGCCGCAGGCAGGAATTCTTGCCCGTGCCCATATCGAGTGAACACGTCGAGATCGCGGTGATGGACCGTTACCGCTAGCCCATACGCCCGCTCGCCGTAGTCCCGCCGCGCGACGACCCCAGCGTGCATAGCAAGGACCGGGGTGCCCAGCCAGCACGCTTTGTCGATGCCTCCATGCGGACCCCACGCTCGCGGCTCAAGATAGTCGCCCGTGGTCGCGATGGCGTCCCAATTTTCGAGCGGCTTCAGGAGCTGGAGTGACATAGCCTCAGGATGGGCGATGCCGTCGGAAGGTGTGGCGCAGGCGGGCGGCGTCACGTACGCGCTCAATGCCCGCGATCACACAGGCTGGACACGCCCACCACACAGCCCTCCGCGCGTCGGCGAACGAGTGCCTACACCAGTTCCGCCGCAGGGCCACCGCCGTGTCCCGTGCCTGTGCCGCGCAGGTCGCGGTCGCGCAGTGGACGGTCATCGCGTCGAGGCCATAATCCAGATTAGCGACGCCCAGCCACCGAGGTTGAGGACGCCGAGGCTTATCGCCCAGCGCATCGCCCGATTCTCAGAGCTGCTGATCCGTTCCCGCAGGCCATGTTCGCGCCGGTCAATCTCGTCTCGTGGCACAACCACCTTGGTGACCTCGACCTGAAACGACGCGAGCTGGCTCGTGAGTGCCTGTAGCTCCTGCCGCTCGGAGAGCACTTGCGGCGCTATCGGGCAGTGATCCATGCCCGATGTCATCCGACGATTAGAGCCACGAGGACTGCCTTGTCCGCGTCACTGAGGCTGTCCATGCCCTCGATTGCTACAACGCGCGGATCAGCGTACGGGACGGCTGTATGGGCATTTACAACGGTCTGGGCGGATTCGGGCAGGTCAACCGCCGTGCCATTCGCGTCATAGGTCGAAACGGTCAAAACCGCGCCATCCGCTTCGGTTCCAATCCCTGCTGATACGTCGATGCCAGCCGAGGCCAGCTCGTCCTGTAGCTGCGAATCGTTGATCAGCTCGCTCGTAGTGACTGGCATTACGCTCCTTAATCAGTCGTCGAATTCCATCATCAGGAGGGTGCCCGTGTCCACCTTCCAAGTGCCCGCCGTATGCCCGGCCTTCCTAAACCTCGCATCAACCGTGTGCGAGGCGTCTGAGACGGAGGTCCACGCGTACACGGTCGACAGGACCGCATTCTGGTTCGAGGAGCCTGCGCCCAGCACCGCACTGACGATTCCCACCTCGCCGTCTGAATCGAGCTGCAGAGCCAGATACCCTTCCTCATTTGCCGCGTCACAGTCTGCGGAGCAACTAGCCCAGACTAGCAGCCCGCCTTTCGTGGTCGTAAGGGTGGCAGACATGCTGGAGAGATCGATGTAGCTGTCGGAGGTCGACGTCTGTGCGCCGGTCTTGGCGCCCAGTGTCGCTACCGCCGTTATCTTGCCACCACTGGCAACGGCACCGCTCTGGAGCTGCCCCGACCCGATCTTGAGCAGTTCCCCCGGCAGGTCGAACAAGACCGACCCTGTCGAGGCATGCGACGTGACAACCACGCCGACCCGCTGGCTCAGCTGAGCCGATCCGGTCAGAGCGGCGGCGGTCCAGCCGCCCTCAGTGGCTGACAGATATATCGGGTCGCCAACTGACGATCCGCTGGTATCAAGGCTGCCCAACGTATACCCGCGAAAGGCGTAGCCCGTTGTGCCGTCGGAGATGTCCGCCTGCAGTACGTATTCGGCTAGGCGGGAATCCGCGTCGGCCTTGGTGACCTGCGGCGCTCCTGAGGATGCGTCGTAGCCCGACACATACACCAGCGTCCCCGCCGTAAGCGTCCCGCCCGTGGAGTTGTCCACGGGGATGCCCAGCCGGATAGACTGGATATGTCCCGTGCTGGTTTGCCCCGCGATCCACGCTTCGTTACTGATCGTCCCGTCCCAGATGGCCTCGGTAAGCACTTCGCCTGTGGCCCGGTCGAGCGAATCAGGGTCAGTCCACGCCTCAGATATAGCCATGGGTTCTCTTGTCCTCCTCAGACGGCAATGTAATTCCCGATACCCGTTACATCTATGATCACTGGGATGCGGTTGGCGGCGACGGGCGTCTCACTCAGACGCCACTGGGTCTGATGCTGCTGAGCACCGCTCCCCGCCGCTGATGCCTGCGCAATGGATTCCACCCAGTACTGCTGATCGGTGCTCCCGAACGGCTCGGTGATCGTAACGCGATCCCCCAGCTCCCGGCCTAGCATGGCCGCCGTCGTCGAGGAGCTTGAGACCATCTTGGCAGCGGCAGGCGATAGGGGGTCCTTGTACCGGAGGACGCGGAGCTTCGCACGGGACAGCGCGGCGGCGTTGTCAGCGACGTACGGCGTCGTAAGGGCACCCATGTCGCGGCGGCCATAGCTGTCGATTGAGTCACTGTCGGTGGCGGTCTGCTCGGCCCCGCCCGTTTTGGTGACGGCGGCGGCGTTGAAGATGGTGGCGACGGCCGTGGTCGAGGAGAAGTTGACAAGCGTCTCGCTAGCCCCGTCAATGGTGCTCGCTGAAGCGAGGGACTCGTATCGCGCCCACCGATTTTTGAACGTGGCTTTCCCGTCCCCTGCGATGAGGAACGAGCCCATCTCGGCGGCCAGCAGCTCTTTCACCAGCGCGAGGGAGGTCTTGGTTCCGTCCGCCGAGAAGTCCGAGATGGAGTCTCCAGCGTCCAGATTCCGCAATGCCACAGGCCAGCCGATTGCATCCAGAATGGAGCCTATCGCACCCC